CCTTGCCGTCCAGCTTGGACAACAGCGGTTCCTCGCCTGATACGGTCCATCTGTGAAAGCCGTCGATGATGGTGTAATCGGGCCGCACCACAATGGGCAGTGTCCAGCCGTTGGTGAGGATGGATTGGGTCAGGAGCTTCAGGTTCTCCCGGCTCACCTTGTTGGGGTTGTAGTCGTTGGGCTTGAGCAGGGTACGGTCCACCCACTCCAGGGTGGACAGAGGGGCCGTCAGCTTCACGTCAGCCATGCGCCTCCACCCCCTTTCGCTCAGCCTTGGCATCCTCGATGTACCGGCTGTAGATGAT